CCTTAATTGTTTGTATTAAATTATATACCATTTCTTTTTAGCATTTGTGTTTCTATATCTTGTTTTTCTTTTTCAAAAGTTAGGAATGTAAGGGCAGCGTATAAGCGTAGTTTGGAAACTTCATCAAATCTTCTAACATCTCCTTTAGATAAAGCATAGAAAGATGAATACCATCCCCATTTTGCTCCAAATTGTGCTTGTCTATCATAGCTTGTACCTGAGGATTCTTCTCCAAATAATTCAGGGAACTGATCATTAACTCGCTGCTTAAATTGTAAAAAAAAACCATAGCACCCATTACTACATCCATTGGCATATGCTTCATTACATCACAATAAGTAATGCTTCCGTTGTAATCTTCTATATTGTATTTGTCTTTATACTTTTCTACTACTGGTCTGTATAGTACAGCCATAGCATTGTGCATTTTATCCCACTTGCCAAAGTAGTTATCTAAATCGCTAAACTCACCTAAACTAATTTCATCTAGGTTAGGAATAAAACCAAAGTTAGTATTGCCAAGTTTAAATATAGGTTTAAGCTTATATTCAGCATTAAACATTTCATTAAGTAAAGCAATAATTTCGTTAACTTCTTTTAATGGAATTGTAGGTACTAATTTTAAAGGTACATTACAAAATATCTCTATCATCTTTTGCTGTACAAAATCACTTTCAGGATTGTTCTCCATAATAGATACAAACCTTTGGTACTGATCTAAAGTAATTTCATTTAAAGAAGTAGGTACAGTTATTTGTAGTTGCATATTTTATTTTAAAAATAATTATTTAAGCTAATTGTATAAAGTACTTATAAAAAGAAAAGGTAGCCATTTCTGACTACCCTCTCAAACCAAATTTAACCTAACTAATTATGAAGCTCTTTCTCTATAGTGTAAATATAGTTCACTTATTTTATCGTTCAATTCCTGGTCTTGTTTATATATTTTTTTGCCTTGTATCTTACTTCCGTTTATGTTTACTTCTAATCTTACTTTGTTAATTTTTCTTTTACCCTCCATATAAAATTCTTGTAAGCAAACTGGATATATTGTTATACCATTATTAACGCACCATCTAAAAGCTTCCATTGTTTTATCGTAATCCTTTAAGTATTGCTTCAAGCTCATTTGTCAATAGTATTTTATCAGTTGTTTTAAAATAATCTCTAAGTTTAGTTAATTCTTTTCTAGTGCTAGATATTTTAGCTTCTAATTCTTTAACATATAACTTAGCTGCTTCGCTTTCGTAATCTTGGTTATCCCAAAATCTATCTTCATTACTTGGATCGTAAAACTCTTCGTGTTCTTCTGTAGGATCTTTATAAAATAAAATCATATTCTAGCTATTTGAGTTATTACATAGATTAAAACTAAATAAGCAAATGTAAGTTGTGGTCTTTTGTTCTGTAAAAAGAATTTAATAAATGTTTTCATAGTTTGTGTTTTTAATTATGGTGTAAATATACAAACAATATTTAAACTAAAAAAACTTTAACAAAACTTTAACATTTGGATAGCTACTTGGTACATAGCTTTCATCTTCTTAATCTCACCTACAGTTCTAGGTAAGTTAATCTGTACTTCTTCTCCTGTGCTATGATGTATATAGCATTGTATAACTGCTATTATTTCTCCGTAAGTCATACTAGTAAACGTAATAGTTACCTTTGTGCTTATTCTCTAACTGATAACTAACAGCGTATCGTAAAGCATCTAGTAAGTGATTATGATTATCTGTTGGAGTATTAGATTTCTTTTCTAGCCAAACATAATTATTTAACTCTTTAATTAAGTTAACCGATTCTGATGTTATTATAAGATCGTAATCTTGCAGTAAACTAATTCCATAAGTAACAGAACCTGGTCCTTTAATTGCAGGAGTAATGTTTAAACCTGATTGTGCTAATTCAGTAATCAATCTTGGTTCGGCACTATCTGCTATTATTAAACCATCGTTTACATATTGCTTATTTAAATTGAATATCTGCGACGTTGTTAGGTTAGGTAAGTAAAAGCATTCATTAATATAAATTCGTTTGTTAGAAACGTCTATATTGCATTCTATTAAAGTTGTTGGATCATTACTGAAACCAAAATCTTGACCGTAGATAGTTGTACCTATATGTTCGTACTTGCCAATACTCCAATTATTAAAGATAACACCATCTGCTTTTTGTAACCATCCACCCTCTATTTGATGTTTAAACTTTTCAGGTCTGCGTTTCTTTATATCTTCTATTTGAGTTATAAAAGATTCAGAAAGATTATCTAAGTTATCTAAGTAAGTTGTATGAATATAAGTAGTATCTTGTTTAGTTGTATTACTACCCTCTTGTATTCCTTTACTTTCAAAGAAGCGTTTATATATCCAATGCTCTTTAGTTGTAGGGTTAAGTATTAAGATAACTCTATTCTGTTTATCTTTGCTTCTAATAGACAAATCTATTTTATCAAAAGTATCTTCATCTACTAGTTCTTCTGCTTCATCTAATACCCAAGTAGTAACACCTTGTAAAGATTTAAGGTTTGCTGTTTGATCACCACTACTTGTTTTAATTCCTTTAAATAATATCTTACTACCAGTTCTTAGATTTACTATTTCTTCTTTTGTTATATGGAAGTCATTGTGTAAACCTAGCGTTTCTATTTTATCAATAAATTCTGGTATGATAGAAATATAAGCTGATGTTAAAGTATATCTTGTAAATAGTATTGTATGACCTGCTTCATAAGTAAGCATAGTAAGTAGTAGATTCACTGAATAAGATTTACCAGATCCTCTACCACCTGTTACTACAAAGTATCTACTATCGGCTTCACCAATTACTCGATACTTATTATTTATTTGAATCATTAAATGTGAATAGATTTCTAAAGTCAATATTAAAACCCTCACTAGAATTAATATCTATACTTTGGTTTGGTTTTCCTAAATAGTATTCTAGGAATAATTGTGCTGCTTTTATATCTTGCTTAGTTACTGCTTTAGAATGTACCATCTTAATAACTGATATTACATCTTCTACAGTTGCAGCTTGTTCTAATGCACTACGGTATTCATTCTTTCTTTTATCAGTTCCGTTACTCTTAGTGCTATTACCACCGTTAAACTTTCTTTTGTCTATCTTTTCCATATCAATAAAAATCAACTATTGTTTATTTAAAAATAATATAAATAACTAATTGTTAAATCATTTTCTATAATTAGATCTAATCTTTATTTGTTCTAATATAACTAAATACAAAGTAAATATTAAAGCTAATCCAAGTATAACTACTATTCCTAAAACTGAAAGCAATATGTATTGTTCTATATATTTCATAATTTATTTAATTTTTGTTTAAGTATCTTTCTATAAATATCGTTTACAGATTCTTTATTACATCCTCTATTGTAGTAGAAGTTCATTACTCTTTTTATTCTTTGTAAATCTGATTGCTTTTGTTTTTCTTTTGCTGTCATAATTTTTCTATTTCTTGTTTAACTTCAAATAAGTACATTGTTTTATCAAATGACTCATTTAAATTACCTGTAATAAATTCTCTCGCAAATTCTACTGCTATTAATCCACATTGTTTAGCTAAACTAAAGTTTCTTACAATTATAGTTTCATTACCATTAAATTGGAAAGTTTCATTTATTAATACATAATTATCTACTAACTCTTTTGCTTTTTCTTTTGGTGTCATATTCTTATTTCTATTTTTTGTGTTGAACAACTTAATTTGTGTACTCCATTAAATTGGTGGCATTTATTACAGTACTCCCAATACATACTACAATTAATAGCATCTTCTTCTCTATTAGGTATTAAGTAAGATTGTCTATAGTTATCAGGTGTTGCTTTAAACCTGTAACAAGTTTCTTTTGATTTACAAAGTGTATCTCTACACATAGCTATATCTGCCATATTAAATAGTATTATATATTATTAAACCTATTATAGATATTATAATTAACCAGGAGCTAATTTCTATTATTATTCTTTCTTGTTTGCTATTCATATCTTAAACTATTTTGTGTCCGTTAATATTATATCCTTTCTTTACTGCTATTGATAATACAGGTAGTTTAACTTTTAAAAAGGTAGCTGCTTCTTTATAGGTAGTAAAGGTATAGAATTCTTTTTCTGGTGATAGTATTGTAATTGTTTTTCTTTTCTTATTTTTTATCTTACCGTCGTAGTTATTATCTATTATAGTTTGTAAGCAAGTAAAGTCATCTTTTCCCCATTGGTTATATTGTTTATCCCAAAGGTAGCACTTAGGTTGTTTTCTTAGTACATCTATTACTTCATATATGTTTAATTGTTGTGGTGTCATATCCTACTTCTTTTTTAAATTGAGTTAGTAAATCTTTTATATCAATAATAACAAGGTCGCTATCTTTTAATAACCAGTATGCAAATTCTACAGCGTATTCATCAGGTGTAATATATTTACTTATTTTTTCACCTGCTAGTAATTGTATTGCTGCACTATACTTTTCTCTTAAATCTTTATCGTAATCTTTAATATCATTAAATACATTTATTCCGTGTAATACTGTAGCGTGGTTTTTATCTAGTGTATCTCCTATCTCTTGTAATGAATAACCTCTATCTCTTAATAGTTTGTAATAAATCATTCTAGCTTCTATAAAGTCATACTTTCTTGTTTTAGTTGTTATATCTACTCCTGTTACTTTTTGTATTGTGTTTAATATCTTATTTTTTATTTCTACTTTAATCATTTCTTAAATTTTAATCTTATTTTACTTCCTAATTGTTTTGCAAATACAGTTAAAGTTATAAAAGATACTATTTCAATAGCTCGATAGATACCAGCACAAACTTCGTAATCTTCTACAGCTTCATACTCTGTAATAATATCTCTTAGTTCATCTATTGTAGATCCGTTTTCAAGTTCATACAAAGCTATTTTAAAGTGTTCTTCTATTCTTTCTTTATCCATTATAGTATTCCTCTTAATACATATTGGTCTAAATCTACACCCTCAGTTTGAAAGAAGTGTTTATAGTTACTAACACCTTGCTTAAATTTTTCTTCACCTTTAGCATAAAACTCATCACTACATTCAAATATAGCTATATCTAAACTACCTTTATCTATTGCAATAAATACAAAATTATCTACTCCAAACATTTCTCTATATAACCAAGCTTGTAAATCGTAACTATATTTATCTGCTGAGTATCTAAAATCTTTTATTCCTGTAGTTGTTTTTAAATCTATAATAGTATTACCTTTTAGTATATCTGCTTTTGCTCTTACTGGTATACCATCTATCATAGCTATTTGCGGTACTTCAAATTCTGCTTTTATTAAGTATTCTTTTACTGCTTCATTTCTTAGCAAAGCATCTGTTAATCTTTCTGCAGCTTTTAATTCTGTATTTGTGTAAACTTCTTTACCAGTTTCTTTAGCTAACTTATATTCTTTACTTGCTTTTGTTGCAGCTTCTACAAATATCATATCATTTAATTTGTTTGGCTCTAATACCATTGTGTGGAATAGTTTACCATCTCTTAAAGCTTGTGTTTCACCTGAACCGTATTTAGTTGTAAAGTAATAAGTTTTAGGTGAAGATAATAAAGTTTTAATACTTGAACTACTTAAAGCGTTTTGCCCTAAGTAACCATAGTAAAAACTATCATCGTACATATTATCTAATATTTCTTCTTTATCCCAGTGTTTGCCATCAAATGTAGTTATCATATTATCTTATTTTAATGTTATTTAATAATCTTTCTGTTTCGTCCATTTGCAAAGCGTTTCTAATTTCTTGTGCATACATATCACTTAAATCAAATTCGTTGCTTAAAGCTGCTATAACATCTGTTAAATTAGCTATCAAGTAAACATCTTCTCTAGCTTGTGATAAAGCTAATAATTTTTCTAGTTTTAAAATAATTTCTTGTTTGTTCATAGTGTTTGTTTTTAAATTATAAGCAAATATAAAACTTATGTTTGAATAAAAAAACTTCTTAACAAATATTTAACAAAAAAAAAGGAAGCTACTTGCCTCCCTTAATTTGCGTTATACAAATACTGTATCTTTGATCTTTATCAGGGTATTCTTTTACCATTTTATCGTCAATCATACATCTTTGTAAAAACTCTTTGTCTTTTTCTTCTGGTTGTGGTGTTGGTATTGGCATAATTATATTTATTTATTGTTTTCTATCCATTCAGCTTGTAATCTTTCGTAGTGGTCTATTTCTCTTTCTAGGTAATCTAAAGCTTTTCTTAGATCCTGGAGTTCGTTATCTTTCTTACCAGCTCTTGCTAAATATTTAACTACATTACCCCTATTGAAATTTAAGCCATAATCTTTTATAAAATCTATTACATCATAACCTTTGTTATTTTCGTAATGTAACTGGGTTGCTCTTGTATCTACTGTTGCCATTATTCTATTTTTAAAAATTCAGATTCAGCATATTCTAAAAACCATTCTTTGTTAGTTTCGTACTTTTCTATAATAGCTTCTAACATTACTAATTCATCAATAGTTTTAGTTGCTAGTTTGTGTACTAAACTTTCTATTTTTCTTTCAATGTTTAATAGCATTTCAGGTTCTGATTTATGCATCTTAATATATTCTTCACTTACAATATGTTCTAAATCTTTATTTAAAGAGTTAATTCTATTCTTTAAACTTTGTCTATATTGTGTAGTTGTTTTTAAATTATCGTTAGCTTCTAATAGTAGTTGACCTAAGATAATTGATTTTAAGTATTCTAGTTGTATTATATTCATAGTTTATTTTTTCCAATATTTTTTAAATTCTTTGTATTCATCTAAAGCTATAAGCCAAATTAAAACAGCTGCAGGAACTAATATAATTCCAGCCAAAATCAAAAATAAAATTCCAATAAGTTTTTCCATTTATAGTTCTTTTAAAATGTTTTCAGGGTTAATTTTTAAATAAGTTACTTCTTTAGATACTTTGTAGCGTAAACTAAAATGAGTAGAAGCTGGGTTTTTGTGGTTAGTTTCCCAATCAGGGTTTATCTTTAATAAATTCCAAAAGTAAACACCTCTTGGAGTAGAATTAATATAAACTGGTATATCTAAATGCTTTTCACATTCTAATATCATAGCATCATACTTCTTTTTTTCTAAAAGCATATTATCGTAGTGTGTTGTTCTACATTTCAATTCTATTCTGTGCTTGAATTGTGGTGAGTAGCAATCCCATCGACTCATTTGGTTTTTAGATTTAACCAAATCTTTGTAGATATTCTCTTTTAAAAAAAGAAATAGATCTTGTTCTTTCCAGTTATGCATCTTGCTGAGTTTCGTAAACTTTTCTTAAGTCGTTCAAAGTATCCCTCCAGCAACTAGCACAGTTACTATCTTGTATTACTTCATTAAATACAGCTTTATAAATATCTTTAATTCTCCATTGTTCTTTTGGGGTTAAAGTTTCTTTTTTAAACTGAAAGTAAGGTAGTAAAAATTCTATATCTTCTTGCTCTAAGCAATTTGGTTTTCTGTAAGTCCAAAGTTTATTTAAAACTTCTTTTCTACCCTCGCAACCACAATCTATTCCTGTAGCTTTTGATACAGCTTCTACCACTGCTTTAATACCTGTAGCAGTTGTTATTTGCTCTACAGTATCACCTAATCCTTTTGGTTTTCTTTTTGCCATAATTTATAGTTTTAAGTTATCGTAATCTTCTTTTAATAGTTCTTTTAATTTTTCTTTATGCTTTTTTAGTGAGTGGAATATACTTACAAAACTTATTCCTGTTTCTTTTGCTAGTCCTCTAATACTTATGTTAGAATCTCTATAAATAGAAAATAGTTTTTTATCGTACCAATCCCAGTTGTTTACTTCTGATTCTGCTTTAGTTCTAAAGTTATGCCAATCTAACTCTTTTTCTAAATCAAAATCATCTACCATATTATAAATTTCTTCGTTTATTTCGCATTTTACTATTCGTTTCTTAATATTGTAAATTTGAAAGTGTATATTTCTTATAATAATAAAGCAATAACCTCTATTCAATTTGCTATTAGTAAACATTTGTTCTTCTGTTACTTTGTATTTATGTAACAATAAGTAAAATTCTTGTACGATATCTTCTGCAAATTCGCTATCAAATACTGAAGCTAACTCTACAAAATAATCGTGGTGTTTTGCAACTTGTTCTAAGATTCCCATAGAATATTTATAGATAATATACCTAGTAAAACCTGTATTGTATGGTATTTTTCTTCTTCTTCTTGATCTACATCATACAAAAAACCTACCATAAATCCGTGTATAATTGCAAATTGTAACTCTTTACCTGAGTAAACTGCCCAAGTTATAAGTGTTAATATTAAAATACTAATAAGCAATATCATAATTAAAAAGTTTAGCTTTTATTTTACCTATTTTTGTTTCTCTTAATGCTGGTTTAACTTGTATGTTAATTTCTACATTGGTTAGTTCGGAATCTTGCTTTAAAATCGTTTTAAATGCTTGTTCAATAACTCCAAAATCTAAACTATCTTCAATATCAATTAACTGCTCTATCATTTCTAACTTAAAAGTAATGTCTTTAAAATAAGCAAGTAGCTCTGAATTATCAGAATTATAAACTAGCATCTTTGCAGTAGTGGTTTTTAAATCAGAAATATGATTTTTTATTGTTATTTTTTCCATTAGAATAATTTTTGCTGATTTGTATGATTTGTTATTCTTTCTATTGCTTTATTATAGTATTCAGTATCTAATTCGCAAGCTGTTAAATCAAAACCGTAATCGTGACAAGCTATTGCTATTGAACCTGAACCTAAATGTGTGTCAAGAATTTTATATCCAGTTTTTGCGTATTTTTCCAAGCAATATTTATAAAGTAAAATAGGTTTTTGAGTTGGGTGCTGTTTTTTTCCGTCTTCGTCTTCCATTGCTGAATATCTTTTGAAAATTCTAACATTTTTATTTATAGAACACCAAGCAAGCTCTGCTTCGCTAAATGATAAATTCGGATTGAGTTTGTCCCAAATTATCCAATTATTATTTAACGGCAACGGAAAATAATTTCCGCCCCAAATAATTTGATATTTAGAAACTCTAAAAAGTTCTTGAAAATAAGAATTATCAGGGATTGAATTGTCCCAATCTTTACCTTGTTTGAATTTATGTTTTCCGCTTCCCATTGTCATTTTACCCGCATTAATTCCATAAGGTGGATCTACAATAGCTAAGTCAAAATAATTATCAGGGTACCTTTTCATTAGTTCCATATTATCTTCATTAGTAATTCTTATTTTATTTGTAATTTCCATTGTTCAAATATATTAATAAATTTTTAATAAATAGATAACTAAAAGTCCAATCCTTTAATATTTTTTGCTTGTAGTAAGTTTACACCTGCATAAGTAAAGCCAATATTGTTAGGCATCATTCTTAATTTAATAGGTGAATCAATAGAAGTAGGTCTACCACCTGTTTCTACTTCTTTAACTTTTCTAATATGTATTTCGCTAATCATCCAATCTGTAGGATGCTGTGTATATCTGTGAATAGTAAATACATCATCTGCTCTATTACCCCACTTACCACCACCTTCTACATCTGCCATATTAGGGGGTACAGGTAAACCATTATATTCGTGTTCTTTTTGGTGCGTTCTTCTTAAAGCTTCTGTAACAGCGTGAGTGTTTAACCATATAGATATTTGATTTTCTTTACAAAATAAACGCATTTCACTAGATACTTGATAATCGTATTCGTGGCTACCTACATTTTTCATTAAATCTCTATCTTTTGCAAGTGAGTTGTAAGGATCAATAAGTAAAGCATCATAATGCCATTCATTGTGTATTTCTTTAGCTTCTTTAAGCAAATCTTTGTAAGTATATAGTTTATCTACATCAATAATTTTAAAGTGCTGTAATACCCAGCTTAAACCATATTCTATTTCATCATCAGTCATTTGCTGTATTGCTTTATTTCTTGCAAATTCTAGTATTTTTCTAGCTACAGAAGTTGAGGTGTTTTCACTTGAAAATATTAACCACTTAATATTATGCTTTATTGTATACATAGCCATTAAATAAAGTATAACAGTTGTTTTACCTACATTACTATGCCCAATTATTACATTAAAATTTGATGGCTTAAACCTTATATGCTCATCGAATTCAGGAATATTAATTTTTAATCCCTCTTTTAATCTACCATACTTTACATCAAGTATGTTCTTCTGAATATCTATTAAATTAGCTAACATAGTTTGTTTGATTTTATTTTGTTTTCATAAGACCATAAAGGTTGAAAATTTGTATAGTGATTATACTTATATATTTCAAATTCATCTTTCGCTAAAGATATTGGATAAATATGATCTAATTCCCATTTTCCGTAATTATCCCAGTTCATACCATCTTTAAATTGATTCTGAATATATTCTTTAAAAAAACTATAACTGCATCCTAATATTGATTCAGATTTAGTATTTTTCTTATAACCTTTATTTCTTACTGTTGTTTTAATTAAAGAACGAATAGAATTTTTTAACTTAAATAAATAATCGTTTTTAGTTCTTCTTTTGTAGTTTTCGTTAATTGTATTTCTGTTGTTTTTTTGATATAATCTATTTTTTTCTTTAATTACTTCTTTGTTTTTTTCATAGTATATTTTCTTAGCTTCTTTTATTTTATCATTATTTAATAATCTTGTACTTTTTAAACAAGATATACAGTTACTTCTATAACCATCTTTTTTACCTTTTTGTTTCCAAAAATAAGAAAAATCTAATTCCTTTTTACATTTAGAGCAAACTTTCATAATTATTGTTTTAAAAAAAGGGTAGCTTTTACACTACCCTTGATAAATTAAAATGGTAAATCAGCAACTACTTCTGCAGCATTTACTTTAATATCTCTAACTTTATTGTGGTCTGTATTAGTAACTACTTTATCAGCTACTTTTACATTCCCATCAGTCCAAACTACTTTTCCGTTACCTACAAAGTTTCTTTGTTCTTTTGCAGCTTGTTGTTCTTTACTTTGTGATTCCCATACAGAAACATTTTGACCATATCCGTTAGTTTCATCATTTAAAGATAGTGTATAGTTTTTATAGCTACCATCTTGTTGTTTAATTCCAATGTTTAATAATGTACTCATAATTTTTAATTTAATTGTTATTTATTTATTTAATTTTTAGTAATTCGTCTTTAACTGATTTTGATAATTTATATTTAGATTCAATAGTTTCTAACTTACCACCTTTCTTTAAGTACTCAATAGCTTGTGTAAATTGTGGTGTGTTTTTATTTAGCCAAGATAACTCTTTTTCTGTAACTTCTGCACCTGGTTTGCTATTTTCTTTTCCGTGTGTATTAGTAGCATCTGCATCTTGTGTATCGTCAATAAGTAGTAAATTACCTAAAGCATACTTTTTACCATAACTAGAAGCTGATCCAAAAGCTTGTGGTATCTGCATACCTTTCTGTGCTAAATCTACTCCTACTATTGCAGTAGCTTCAATTTCTTGTACACCATCTATATCGTGGATAGTAGCTATTGAAGTAATAGTAGGTAAATTATTTATATCACCTAATATTTCTCTAATAGTAAAATAAACACCATACTTTTCATTAAATGGTTTAAGTGCTTCTAAGATATCCTCAGCTGAGCGAAAATTGTATTTACCAAATGAATTAAATTTACTCTTATTCGATTTAAATTCTACTTGGATTTTGCTTAGTTTTTCGTGTAATAATTTCATTACTTTTCTAAATTGTAAATTTGTTGTTTAATAATAGTTTTGTACTCTGGTGGGCAATCATCTTCACAAAGTTCAAATACATATGTTTTTACTTCATTAAGGTTTTTTTCTAATTCGCAGATACGCTTTTGTAAAGCTTCTACTTGGAATCTTTGGTAATCGATTAAATCTTTCATAGTTATTTATTTTTAATTATGAAGCAAATATATAACTATTTTTCTAATATGAAACTAACTATTAATACTTTAACAAAATTTTAACATATTGCAAAAAAAAGGGTAACCGTTAAGTTACCCAATTTCAAACAAAAATTACTATGAAAACTAAGAAAATTCTTTTAATTTGTCTTTATATTGTTCTATCATATCTTTAATCTCATCTAAACTCCATTTTTTAGTTTGTTTAGTTAATAAGTATAATTCTTCTGATAGTTCTTTTCCTATTTTTAAGCTAAACTCAAATTGTTTACCCTGTTGCATTACATTACATCCATAACATTGTGGAGCTACATTTCTTTCATCCCACCTAGTACTCATATGTTGTCTACTCATAAAGTGACCACAGTGTATTTTTTTAACCTCATATTCTCTATCACAAGTAATACATTTGCAATATCCATTAGTTGCTTTAGAATATCTAATATACTTGCTAAATACTGCATCTAAATCTTTTATTAGTTGTGATTTTGTTTTAGCTTTCATAGTACAAATGTAAACAAATTTGTTTATACTTTATTGTGTATAATGTTATATTTAGGTTTTAATAACTTTATGTACTTTTCTTCTAAAGCAAGTAATTCGTTATCTGGTATTTCATTTGGTAATTGAGATATTACAGAAAAGCTATCAAAAACTTTAGTACTATCTTTTTTATGTTCTAATATTCTACTTTGTATATTAATCGTTTTACCTACATAAACTATTTCATCATTATGTATTAAACAATATATAAACTTAAAAAATAATACTTCTTTTTTATTATGTAATAAGTATTGTTTTAATTTATCTTTTGTATTTTTTCTTTGTAGTTTAATTTGCAATGGAGATACAGATCTATCTTCAACTACTTTTTTAAGAAACTTAACATTAGTATATCCTTTCTTATGTGTTATCCATTCCTTAAAATTAAAGTATTCCTTATCTGAGTAAAATACCTTATTATATACTTTTGCAATACCATAGTATTTACAATTAACTATATACTCTAATTTCATAATAATTCTTTGTGTTAAAATTCTAGCACAAATTTATAGAGAAAAATTGAGTTAAAAAAAACTATGTTATTAACAATTTGTTAAATAAAGTACTTTTTGTATTTATTAGCTAAGTAAATAGCTACTAATACTAGTAAAAATAAAATGTATTTAAAATAACTTTCTTTTCTTGTAACTTCTTTAGTTTTAGTTACAGTAACAGTTTTAGTTACATACTTAATTACTTGCTTATATTTAACATTATTTTGTTTACTATATAAAGTGTTATCTTTTTTCTTTTCGTGTCTTAAAACAGCGTTAAAATAGGTATTACCATTATAAGTAAATGGTTTTAAAGTGTCTTTAGCGAATACAGTTAGTAAATCTGTAGTTACATCATATTTAATAGTAACATTACTACTATCAGTTAAAGTAGTAGTAGTTTCTTTTGAAGTTTCTTGTTTAGTTTCTGATTTATTTACAATAGCTTTTCTGCTACCACAACTAAATAAAAATAAACTAATAATTAATATATACAGTTTTACCATCTTTTTTTATTGCTTTAAGTACTTGCTTTCTATTTTTACCTTTATTATAAGAAACGTGTACCCAATCAGGGTTTTTATCTGTACCAAACTCCCAAATCATTTGATCAAACTCTAAGTTCTTTTTAATATAATAAAATATATCTTTATTAGTAAAACCTGTAGTAGCTACTAAATCTAAAGCTTGACCTTTATTATGCTGAGATGTTTTAGATCCACCTACAGCTTTATTTAGCTTTTCACTTCTATAACCACTTGAAATTCTAATTGGTTTACCAATACCATCTCTTAAAGGTTGAAAGATATTATTAGCTATTTCAATTAAATTCCTTAAATGCTCATTAGTAGGGCTATTATCAATTCCTTTAGCTTTTGCAGTATCAGAGTGTATTAATTCCTGTAATGTTAAGTTTTTAGTAATTATCATTTTAAACTATCTATATCGGTTTTAACTTCTTTAGCTCTTCTTATAAGGTTTTTAAGTAACTTCCAAATATCTATATTTAAAGCTTCTTCTATATTTTCTTTAATGCTAACCAATTCAATAAACACTAAAATAATAGCTATTAACTTTGTAAATAAAAATTGAGTGCTAAAGTGTAAGTTTACTAATTCATTTAAAAGGTACTTATCAATAGTATATAAACTAATAATAGATACTTGGTATAATAGCATTTTAGAGATAACATTAGAAAGTTTACGGCTTCTGATAGACTGCAATCCGTTTAACTTTATACTCTTAAAGATACCAGTAAATGTATCTAACATTATCCCTAATGCCACAGCAATAAGTAAGCCCTGAATAGGTGCAAAAAATAAAACTAAACCAGTAAGAAAATAACTAAGATATGATTTCATTTTCTAAAGTATTTAAATCTGTTTCTACTTTAGGTTCGTATCCTGCAAAATAATGTTTTGGATTGTTAACTGTTATTTCGTTTTTACCAAAGTCAATCTTGTTTTCGCTCATTACGTCATAATGGTAACCATCAGCATAAACAGGAGCAGTTATTTCGTTACCCTCTTCATCATAAGTTCCATTTTCTAAAACGATTAAACCTATTTCAATAATAGCGTGAATACCTTGTCCAAAAGATAAATCTTCTGTATAAACTTCTTTAGCTTTTAAATCAGCTATTGCGGTTTCTTTGTCTGTGTATTTTAGTTTTACTATATTCATTTTAAGGGGTTGTTAATTGTGTTAATTGTTCATTGCTTAAACGTTCTTTAAAAATAATTACTGAATTAACTCTATCATTCAAACTTGAAGGATTTACACCTATAGAAACTTCTGATATTAAACCAATAGGTGAAATTCCTGATATATTTGAAGTTCTTAAAACTCCATTAATACAAGAAGCATAATCTCCGTTTTTATATGCAAATGCTATCTTAAAAATACCTGTTTGTGAATTAGAAGCGCTAAGTGAAGCTATTGTTGTTTCAGTACCACCACCTGTTCTATATCTAAATAAAAACTGCCCGTTCGCAGCTGTTCTAATTCTATAAAAGTTTCCAATGTCTGCACTTATATCTAAAATACCTTTTGTTTCTATTGTATTAATATCAATTTCAGCATAAATAGTTCCTTGCGTCTGCCCTATTAAACTACTTATTCCTGTTTTAGAAATAACATCTGCGTTACGTGTTACTGTACTTGCAACCGTTGGAATGTATGAAGTAGCGTTTGAGCCAAGTTCTAATTGAGCTCCATAAATATAAACACTTTTTGATGTGTTTGTATTATCTGCTGCAATTCTAAAAATAAAAGGTGTTGCGGTAGCAGTTGCGGTGCTAAAAACTCTATACCAACCATTCCCAACTTCAACAAAAGAAGCACCTGTACTTATTGAAACTAAAGTTGAACCACTCCAAGTTATTACATCTTCATTATTAGATACATTTCTATATCTTGATGAAGTTGAATTAATATTTTTTATGTAAAAACTATTTGTATATATTAAACCAATCGTTACTGGAATAGTTTGAAACAAAAAATCATTTGCACCACCCGATGAATTTAAAGTAGTTGCATTTTGTATTCCTTGTGGAGATATAGCTGAATTAGGTGTAACGGGCGGACCTGAAAACATTGTCCAATTTGTATTAAAGTTGTTAGATTGCAACACTAAATTCGTTCTTTGAGGCTCTACTAATATACTCGGACAAGTACTATTTGTATAGTCTAATCTTGGAACGTCTAATCTGTCAGTTGTAGGAAAGTATTCTTTTGCTGAAGTTCCTGTAACTAATTGAGCACCCCATAAAAATAAACCATCTGTTCCATTACCTAAAAATGTTGTGTTTCCTGAACTATCAGCTAATCTTATTTGAATATTATAACTTCCTGTTATAGTTGGAATATAACTCATTATACATCTATACCAACCATTACCATAATTTTCAATACTTGCAGAAACTCCGTTTACTAAAGTAGCAGTACCTGCAGATAAATTAAAATTAGCAGTTCCTAATCCGCCCCCATTATTTAATAATTGTATTCTTGATAATTCAGACGCTTTTGCAAAAATAGACATTGTTGCAGTTACACCGCTTACGGCTCCTGCAGGTTGTTGTACGATAAAATGAGTGCTTGTAGTTGCTGATGCGATTACTTTATCAGAAGTTAAATTTCCTATTGGTGAATTAGTAGCATTTGCGGTTACAGTAGCATTTGATTTTGCCCAACTTGCATTATCAAACTCCTCACTTCTTAAATATAAATTATAAGGCACTTGTTCAATAAGTCCGTCACTATTCACTCTCGTTGCTGTCGTTGCTCTTGTTACTACTAAATCGCCACTTCCGTCAGTAGGTTTGATTGCATATAATTTGTCCTCTTTTACACCATTCGGCGTTATAACCAAAGAAGCACTATCAAATAAACTCATATATTTTCTATTGTATTAATTAAACATTGTTTTGCTTCAAAATTACCACTATCAGCAGTAACTCTCGCTATAAAATCTACTACATAATCGTATTCGTCACCTAATATTTCAGTTTCACCCGACCAACTAACAGCATAAACACTACCCCAACCGATATTATTATTTATAGCACCTTGACCCCAACCAATATCGTTGTTGTTTACACCTTGACCCCAATCTATATTATTTGCCATTTTCTATTTTTTTTAAAAACAATTCTAGCTTTTGTTTGTTCTCTTCTTTAGGTTTATAGTTACCTACTTTTTTTCTTTTTTTCTCCATTTACAAAACCCAAGATCCGTAAAAATTATTAGTATCAGGGTTCATATCATCATTTGAGTTAGAAGTATATTCTGGGAACTCCTGTTGTTGAAAACACATATAATCTATAAAGCGTTGTGTATAGTGTTCTGCTATATCTCTTTCTTTTTCTACTAAGAAATCTATTTCGTTTTTCTCTACATTAGTAGCGTTTTCAGAACTATGCTTGTAAACACCTTTATTAGCTATTGTATAAGCTGCAAAAGGCAAATAGTGAACCATACTCCAGTGTATTAACATTGGTTTAATATAGTTGCTTAAAAGCGTTTTATA